CGCCAATAATTGTATCAATAGTTACTGCAGTTTCTGCGTCAAATGGTGTAGGTACAGGTCTAACACCTTTTATATTCATCTTTGCATTTATAGTTTCGTGATCTTCTACACGAATTGTATAATTATAATTTGTCTTAGCTTGATCTAAAGTAACTGTAGTTGTATCCCCTGTATCCCAACCTTCTCCACCATGTAATAAAGTTACATTCCTATTATATGAACAACTATAAATATTAGATGGAGAACTTTCATTATCATCATTAGCAAGTAATTGACCTTGTTGACCTAAAGTAGTAATACGGAATATAAGATTCTTTTTAGATCCATCAGTTACACTAAATACTTGAGTACCTATACCAGGACATGTACCTGTATCAGAACCTTCAGCTAAAGTATCAGAAGATATTTTTAATCTAGTAGCTCTATCAATACCTTGAGTACTTTCATCATTGAATATATTCATAGCATACTGCCTTCCGTTTTCAGTCCTTAGTATCTCAACGAAAGCGAAATGAGTTTCTGATCTTGCAGGTGTAGTACCTGTACTGGCTACAGTCTTAGTTCTATTATTTAAAAATGTAGTATCATTAATAGTTAATGCTTGTAAGTCTTCTGTAGCTGTAGCACTACTAGGAGTTAAGTAAGAAGTGATAGATGTGTGAATTGAATTACTTCCATCATACGCACTGTTATCTGTATGATACCATACATCCTTTTCAGTACCATCATTACAACTCCACATTCTAACCTTACCATCACTAGCTATCTGTCCTATATACGATCCTTCTGTCTCATCTCTAAAGTAATGGAACCATGAACCATTAGACTGTACATTAGCTAATGGTGTAGAACCTATACGTTTAGCTCCAGGTCTTTTATATAATCCTTCTATTGCATCAGGTACAGCATTAACAATATCTTTTAGCTGACCTGGAAACTTCTTTAGATCTGGTTGTTGTGATATACCAGCAAAGTAATTATCTATTGTTTGAGTTACTGAAGCCATTATCTTCCTAATGACCTCCAAGGTTGATATGCATTGTATGTACTATCTTCAGGTAGACCAAACATAGTATGATTACCTTGATTACATTCGTACTCCATGATAGCAGCTCTAGCTAATGCTTCTTGTTGAGCTAATAGTTGAATACTTCAGGTAGATCTTCATAACTAATTAGTCTAACTATATCTAAATCTATACCATCAGTTAGTTCATCCCAATCATCTGTATGATCGTATTTATCATATAGATAACCGTTTCTTTTAACTACATCATAGTTTCTTTTAGACCAACCATCAGTAACATCCATCTTTAGAATATCATTACCTATAGCTATCTTCTTTATACCGCCTACATCTTCAGGTGTATATTTAACATGTCTTTCTGTATTGAAATGCCAGCCTTCAGCCTGTAGATCAACATTAGAATCTCTTAATAAATTATAAATGAATCCTATTTCTGGATTAGTTTTATTAATACTTGTTACTGGGGATTGACCAATTGCTCCCAAGATAGCATTTACAGCGGAGAGTTCGGTCTCGTTATCAATTGTCGTGGAAGCCATAAAATTATATAAAGAAAAAGGGGAGCGT